AAGATAACCCTTGGCTATCAAGCCGAATAAATGAAATTAGGATATTGCAAAAGAAAACCCTGCCGGATGATATGTACAGGTGGATATGGGACGGGGAATATCTTAAAAATAATAACGCTGCGGTGTTTTTTGGGCGTTGGGAAATTGCCGAGTTTGAGACGAGTGATGATGGCGGGTGGGATGGCCCGTACTACGGCTTGGACTTTGGTGACAAGCACCCGACAGCTGCGACACGGTGCTGGGTTCACGCCGATGCTCTTTGGATTGATTATGAGGGCGGTGGTAGCGGTATTGAGCTAAGGGATATGATAGGAGTGCTGGAGCGGCAAGTGCCAGGCCTCCTTGATAATGTCGTTCGCGCCGACCCCGCATGGCCGCAATCAATACAATACCTTCGCGCTCACGGCATGGACCAAATAGTAGAGGCTAAAAAAGGGGCTGGTAGCGTTGATAAGGGTGTTAAATATATTAAGTCATTGCGGCGCGTTTATATTCATCCAAGGTGTGAGAATGTAATTAACAATTTCCGTGGTTATTTATATGTCGTAAATAATGGGGGTGATATAACCGACAGGCTAACCAAGGTCAATGACGATTGGATTGATTCGCTGCGTTATGCCATAGAGCCGCTTATAAATGGCACTGATACATCTTTTTTCTGGAAATAAAATATGGGCATTAAAGATAAATTTACCGGATGGCTTGGCGGGTTTTTATCCGCTGGAGTTCCGCCTCCTGTTGCTACCCCAAAAGAGGAGGCAATAGCCACGGGCATGGCGGGTCGCGAATTTGATTTTGACGCGGGCATCAATAATAATTACCAGCCCCGTAGCGGGCATGGTGAAGTTAAGTTCGCGGACTTGATTTATGCGGCTAATAACTATACCCTGCTCAAAATAGTCATTGCCACGCGCTTGGATCAAATATCAGCCCAGCGCTGGAAATTAACAGGCCCAAAGCTGGCTGTTAAGCGAGTTGGTGAGATTCTCAAAAAGCCCGATCGCCGAAGTGATTTTGATACGTTTTTGCGGGCTTTGGTTTATGAGGCGTTAGTAACCGATGCTGTAACGATTATGCCAAGGAAGAATAAATTGGGTGGCATTTATTCGTTGGATTTGATTGACGGATCAACCATTGAGCCAAAACTTGGGGAGGATGGTCGAATTGATTTATCGCCCGATGGTATTGCATACCAGCAGATTTTGGGCGGCCTCCCTGTTTATAACTTTTCCTTTGGGGAGATACTTTACCGACCAGTCAATTGGAGAGTTGGATCAAAATACGGGAGAAGTCCTGTTGAACAGGTGCTAATGGCGTGCCGAACTGGTATGGCACGGGACGAGGAGATTTACAGCCGGATGACGCGCGGGAATATGCCGGACAAATTCGTGGTGGCACCAGAGGGCACATCGAAACAACTTATGGAGGCAATACAGGAAAAAATTGACGGGTACTTTGTCAATTTTGAAAATAAGGCAAAGGCAAAAGTAGTGCCTCACGGAACTGGCATTATTGATATTGAGCGCGGCGAAATTAAGAGTGAGCTGGATGACCAAATAACAAGGACAATTTGCTTCGCTTTTTCCATTAGCCCACAACAACTAATCCAAATGCAAAACCGAGCAACCGCCGAATCATCGTCAAAACAGGCGCTGGCGGAGGGTTTATTGCCTTTAATGCGCTGGATTGAACGGCTTTGGAATGAGATTATCCACGATTATATTGGGTATCCAGAAGTTAATTTTGTGTGGGAAGAGGTTGAAACATTATCCGCGCTTGAAAAGGCACAGATAAATGAGATTGAAATACGAAGCGGCGTGCGCACGGTGAATGAAGTGCGTGAGAAATTGGGGTTGAAACCGATTGAGGAAGACGAAGCCAATGATGATGAAAGCGATCCACAAGAAGCGGCAAAAGGGCGACCACTAGGGGAGTTATCGCGCGCAAAAAAGGTTCAAGCCGCAGCACCACAGAATCGGGTGGCTGCGGCTGTAGCGGCGGCATTGGCGAGCGGGATTATTGGGCAAATTACTAACCTGTTCGGCGGCGTGGAGGCGGACGTATTGCGGCAAGTGGGGCTGGCTGATCTACCCGCCAATGCCACACCAGAGCAAGCCGCTATTGCTGCAAAAAACATAGCAGAAGGGCTTTATTTGGCGGGCTTTACCGGGCTTGCTGACCGAATGCGTGGATTGATGGAATCGGTGGCTGTAAACGCGATTGAAGCCACGGCAAAGCGCTATGGCGATGATATTCAGGGTTCGGTGGCTGTGGCAAATATGCGGGCGGCTGAATATGCCCGCAATCGGTCGGCTGAATTAGTTGGAATGCGGCGTAATGCTGACGGTAATCTAGCTCCTAATCCAGCCCCAAACATGGCAATTACCGACACGACCCGCAAAATGATCCAAGGGGAGGTGGAGCGTGCCATATTGGAAGGTTACGGGCATAAACAAATTGCTGACAGGCTAAAATCATCCGGTGTATTTGGCGAAAGCCGTGCAAAAACCATTGCCATCACCGAGCTTGCACAGGCTTACATCAATGGGAATAATGGTTACTACGAAACCGCTTCCGTTAAGTTTAAGCAATGGGCTATTGCAAGCGACGAGAGCGGGGTGTGTGGTGTTTGTACCGACAATTCGCATGATGGTATCATCCCGTGGAATAAACCGTTTTCTGGTGGTCAAATGCACCCAACTGCACACCCGCGATGCCATTGCGATATCATCCCGTACACAAAAATGCCAAATAAATAGGGTGAAAAATGAATTTATCATTCAAAGCACAATTAAGTGAAGCGAAAGAGCGGATTATTAAAGGATATGCCACGACCGAATCGTGGGATAGGCAGGGCGAAAAATTGCCGCTGGAAGTGGCAAAAAAAGCCTTTGCGAAGTTTGCGGAATCGCCAAAAATATGCAAGTTGCATGGGCGCGAGGAATTTGGGCGTGTGGACTCATGCGGATGCGGTGGTGTCGGCGAGCTTATCGGGTATGAGGTAACCGACAAAGGCATCCTAATAAGCGTAATGGTCACGTCAGATGAGGCGTGGGAAAGAATTGAAAAGGGCGAGTACAATGGCTTTTCAATCGGCGGATATAGCCGCGCTAAAGACGGCGTTATCACCGATTTGGAATTGATTGAAATTAGTTTGGTTGGCATCCCTGCAAACGGGGATTGTGTTTTTTTAACGGCAAAGGGTGAAATTAAAATGGATGAAGAATTAAAGAAAATGCTGAACGATATTAACGCGGGCATTACGGAACTACGCTCTGAAAAGGAGTTGGCAAAGGGCGATGCACTGTCGGCGGAATTTGCGGCACTCAAAGAATGTGCAGCGAAACAAGGTGCTGAAATTGCGGAATTGAAATCAATCATCGCAAAACTCGATGCAACCCCCGATGAGACGGCAAAGGGAGCGGCATTTGACCATAAATCCGAAGGTAGCAAGACGAACACAGGGCGAAAAATGAGCGAAGTCCCTTATCGGGAGCTGGCAAGCATGACACCAGAGCAGCGCAATTTGCTGATTAACGACATCGTTTAATTTCAAATTTCAACCGAAAAAACGGAGAATCTATGCAATTTTTGAATGAAAACGCGTTGAATGACGCAATTACGGCGCGAATTGAACTGGCGCGAAAACGGGCGCTAATTGGTGCAGATGGTGCAGACGGCGCATTGCGCGTGGATGATCTTGGCGTGGCGACTGCCAAGGGCGATGCCACACTTGCCAGCAACATGAGCAATCAAGTGTATGACACGCCGATTAGCGTGTGGTCGTCTATGTCCACGCCATTTACCAACCTCATTGGGGCCGGGCGCTCTATTGGTCTTGACAAGGCAACCTACAAGGTTTCGCTCAAAACCATCAATCACCTCGCCCGCCGTCCAAAGCGCGGTGGCTATGCGGAGCAAGGTAAGCGTGTTGGCTCTACGTCAATCAATGCAGTGGATAGCGATTTTGTGTTCGCCACGCGCGGGGCCGAAGCAAGTGCTACCGCCGAAGCCGTTGCATCAGCGGGACTCATGGGTAACCCATTGGCCATTGGCATCAAGATCGCAATGTCTGATTTGCGCGAGATCAATGAGTTTGCCTACTTATTTGGAGCTGGCACTGGATCGGGCCTTGGAACTACGCCTACGCCCACGGTAACCCCCGCCGCTACTGGTGGCACACTGGCATCGGGCGCTTACGTCGTGCATTGTGTGGCATTGAGCGCGGCGGCGGCGGCGGAATACAAAGCCACCGGAACATTGCCAACGACCTACTCCCGCCCCAACAAAGGATCATCCACAAACACTACTGTGCCGAGTGGCTTGGCGCGTAAATCGGCTGCATCAAGCTCGGTGACGATTGGCGCTGGTGACGCTGGCACGTTGACCTGTAGCGTTGCTATTGTTCCCGGGGCGTTTGGCTACGCTTGGTTTGCTGGATTGTCGGGCGCAGTACGCTTGCACGCCGTAACCACGATCAATAGCGCGATAATCACCACCCCCGCAGCATCCGATGCACTGGCAATTACTGCACTTCCGGCGGCGGACGAATCGTTTGATCCGTTGGCGTTCAACGGGCAGTTTGCCCAGTTGCTCAATCCAGCGTCTGGTGCTTATGTTAAGCAGTTGCCAACGGGCGTGGCAGGTGTTGGCACGGCATTGACTCGCTCTGGAATGCGCAACAGCGTGACCCAAGTTGATGATGTTTTGTCGTACTTATTCGAGAGCTACGGCGTTACACCGCAAATCTTGATGATGTCAGCAAAGACATTCCGAGCGGTAGCGTCGTTGATTCGTCCAGATAATCTATTTCAGCCGATCTACGATGATATTGCGATGGATTATCCAAATAATACTGGCTCCGGCGTGCGCACCAAAATGCTGGTAAGTCTCGATATGCCGGATGGTTGCATTTACTTCCACAGCACTTCGATCCCACTCTCCCCTGATGCTTCGGGCGCGACGGTCGAAACTCGTGTGCTTATTCCGGCGGGAGTTGAAAACTGGGCGAAAATCAATCGGGTGGATGAGGTCGGGGTTTATATGCGCGATACTCTCGTCTGCTGCATCCCCCCCGCTTTTGCTTTGCTGACTAATATCGCGGTGTAATATGTCTCTGCCAGCCCCACAATTAGCTAATATATTGGCGATCACAAAGGAGACTCTTGGGTTATTAACAAATACCCAAGACACCCGCCTTGAAAGCCTCATTAAAGCCGAGTTTGCAGCGATTGAAAAATACTGCGAACGGCGTTTTTTGGTCGCTGACTATATTGAGCGCTTTGTTGGGGCTGGTCAGGTCAATTACTTTCCGTGCCACGATAACATCCGCAGTGTGGCATCATTTACTGCAAATAATTCAAGCATATCTCCACAGTATTTCAATGATTATGCCGTTTATTTTGAACATCCAATACCACGGGTTAATTGCACACTGACTTATTCGGCTGGGCTAGATGATGTCCCCGAAGATATTGTCGCGGTAATTGCCGAATCCGTGGCATTTCGCTTCCGAGAATCCGAACGAATTGGAATGTCTAGCAAGGGCATGGCGGGCGAAACCACGTCATTTAGGGCTAATCGGTGGTCGCCGGAAAACCTTAAAACAATTAACGCCTACAAAAAGGAGTTTGTATGACAACGGGGCGTGAACAGGTTGGGACGGCTATTGGCCAGATGATTGACCGCGCCCGCGAATCAATCCGCCGTGAGATGCTTGGCGTAACAACTGATTTGGCGGGTTATATCAAGCGCGAGAAATTAAGTGGGCAGGTATTGCGGCGGGTATCTGGTGATTTATCACGTTCCGCGTCTCCAAATACAGTTGTAAATGGTGACATTATTTTAGGAACAGTTGGAACTAATTTATTTTACGGGCGAGTGCATGAATATGGCTTTAACGGCAATGTCGCAGTATCTGCTCACACCCGAAAAAGCAAATACGGAATGCAAAACGTGAGGGCGCACACCCGCAGCATGAGATTTCCCGAACGATCATTTTTGCGCACGTCATTGCAGGAGCAATTGCCAGATATTCGGCAGCGCCTTGCAAACGCGCTGGTAAGGGGGTTAAATGGATCAGCATGAGGATATTTATGCCGAAGTGGAGCTCAGGCTAGAGACGTTAAAAACAGACGGCGTAGTGACCGTTTCGCGCGATTTGCAACATATTGCCGATGTTGACGTGCATAATATGCCTGCGCTGTATTTGACGGGTGGGACTTGGAATAATCGTAAAACACCAAGTGGGAGATATGAGCGCGATTTATTGGTGTCGGTGTATTGTTATTTGCGCGTTACCGACGATGATTCGCCGCTGACCGCGATAAATGCCATTACGCACAAGGTGTTGGGCTTATTCAAGCCAGACACAAATAGCGGAATTATTTGTGATCTTGGTGGAAGGTGTATGGAATTTGAACCAATGCGCTGCGCAGTATTAAACGAAGGTCGAATTGACAAAAACAAGGCGGCTTTCATTATTGATTTTCAAGCAAGTTTTAGGGTAAGTAATTGTTAAAAAGGTGAAAAAATGGCAAGTGCATTAAAATCAAAGCAGATCGTTGCGTTTAAAAAGCAAAGCGCACTAGGAGTTACGGCTGGTGCTACGGGTGCATCGGAAATTACATCGTACACCGACTTTACACTGCCTTTTGCGAATAATCGCGTTGGGTCAAATGTAATCGGCAAAAACAAAATGGATCAGGTTTCCATTGCCACCGAATTTGCCATTAAAAGCGGGAAATTCTCGGATGAGTTGCAATCTGGAAAACATTTCGGAATTATTCAATCCGTCTTGCAGCAAGCCACAAATACACCCGTCACCAGCGGCGCTCAAACAACCATTGCAGCAGCGGCAACCACCGATAATGCAGGCACATTAACATGGACTGGTGGCAATTGGATTAACGCCGGATTTTTTGTTGGTCAAATTATTCGTGCAACGGGCTTTACAGCACCTGCAACCGCGAATAATAATCACAATTTCATCGTGACAAGTATTGCCACCGAGGTATTGGGTATTATGCCCGTGGATAATATCGCGGTAGTATCCAAGGCGGCAGGGGATTCGGTTACGGTTGCGCTCGCCGGAAAGCTGAATTACTGCTCCGAATCAGATCAGGTGCAGGATTTTTATTCAATCGAAATTCAAAATCCCGACATCGATACATCACGCCTTGGAAAAGATTGCTGCTTTACAAAAATGGCGGTTAAAACAACCTCCACGTCAATTTCGACGGTTGATTTTGACGTTATGGGACTGGATTTGGAAGTGCTGGATGGCTCTAGCTCCCCTTATTTCGCCAGCCCCGCTACCCTACCATCCAATACTGCAATATCGGGCGCAAAGGGCCTAATCTTGGTAAATGGGCAGTCGGCTGGGTGTGTTACTTCGTGGGATTTTACGCTCGATGCGGGCGCGAAAATGCCAAAGCCGTGCATCACAGTGGGCAAGAGTTTGTCGCCAAACATCATTCTCGAGAAAAATACATTGACCGGAAGCGCGGTATTTGGATTTAATAGCCGAACATTATTTGATTATGCTGTAAATTCGAGTGATATTTCCTTGATTTTGGTTTTGGCTGAAAATAACAACCCAAATTCCAACGCGATGGTTTTTTATATCCCACGCCTGTTGATTGATTTTCCCGATGTAACCGATGATTCCGGCTCGCTGCAATGTAGTGTAAAATTCACCGCGCTGCAATATATTGGCAGCAATACCACAATCCCGCGCACGATTTTGTCGGTGCAGGATACCGGTGCGGTTTAATTGTTTTGTTTGTTTTTTTGAAAGGTATATATGAAAATCCGTGGAATTAGTGGCATTAAAAAACTGGATGATGTTAAAGTGCCTTTGACGCACCCAGCTACGGGTGCGGTTGTTGGGAATTTATTTGGCAACGTAAAAAACTTTGAAATGCGCCGAGCTGGTTTTTTTGAGTCAGCAAAGCAAATGGATGGCGATGTCCTTTATAGGGCGTTTCTGAATTATTTTTGCACGGGCTGGGATTTTGTAGATGATGAAACTGGCGAGCCATTGGTGTTTAATGTCGATGATGTCTGCGAATTGTCCAGTGGCATTGATTTGGTGTGGGTAGGCATTCCGTTTTTCAATGCAATGCTGGATATGAAAAATTTTTACTCGAAGCCCAACAAGGTTTAATAAATTACGCCAAAACCCAGCTTGAATTAAATCGTGAAATTGGTGATTCAGGGGAAACTCTGCGAAGCACCCTTATATCGGTTAAAAAACAAACTGGACAGGATGATGATCGGTTGAATATACGCCCCCCAGATTGCTTATCGGCACTGTGGGGCGTTTTTGTTGGGCTTTGGGATGGCGAGCGCATGGCGATGTCGGAATTGCTAGCGTGGTGCGAATTAAAGGGAGTTTACCCACTGGATATTGAATTGGAAACGCTTCAATTATTGGCGAGAACGGCGCAACACTTTAATTACGCAGAAAACAAAAAGCGAATGAAGAAATAGGGGTTGAATATGGCATCTAATAATGCGGTTGAAATTGAGATTAAAGCAAATACATCGGGCGCGGTAAGTGAAATTGCAAAGCTCGGTGAATCGGCTAATGCCGCATTATTGGCTGCCGATAAGTTGGGACTTGGATTTAATAATGCGATGCAAAAGGCGCAGGCAGGCGCGGAGGAGTTTAATAGGTCGCTTGGAGGCGTTGCTGGAAATCAAGCGGCAATATCATCGGTAATTAGCGCACAAAATAAATTCATTGAACTAGGGCAAGCGGCTGGATTAGCGGGCGACAAAATAGCCGAGATGCACGCTAAATTTGGAATGCAAATCGGGGCGAGCGCGGCATCGAACGTGATTACAACCGCCCAGCGCGACATGTTGGCAATGGGGCAGGCGGCGGGGGTGACGGGCGAAAAGCTGCACGATATGGGGCGCGACATGGGGCTTACGGCTGCGCAGGTTAATGCGCACACTAGCCAAGTAAGCGTGTCAATGGCGCGTATGGCGCAGCAGTCTGGCATGAGTATGGGGCAACTGCAAAATGCCATGCGCATGGTGCCAGCGCAGTTTACCGACATTGCCACGTCTCTAGCGGGAGGAATGCCTTGGCACATGATCTTGATGCAGCAGGGTGGGCAGCTAAAGGATATGTTTGGCTCTGTTGGCGGGGCAGTGCGCGGGCTATCTGCATACGTCATCGGCTTGATTAACCCGTTCACACTCGCAGCGGCGGCGGTAGGTGTATTGGCTTTGGCATACAACCAAGGGGCGAAGGAGGCGGACGGATACAGGCTTGCATTGGTAAACACGGGTAACGCGGCGGGTGTTACCACGGGTCAGCTAGCAGGCATGGCGAAACACGTTAGCGACACCGTTGGAACTACGGGTGCGGCTGCGGAAGCATTAACGGCGTTAGCGGCAACAGGGCGCGTAGCGGGCAGCGACATGGAGAAGTTTGCCGAGGCCGCACTGTGGGCGCAAAAGGGTTTGGGCGTTGGCGTGGGCGAAACGGCGAAGGTGTTTGCGGAACTCGGAAAATCACCCGCAGAAGCATCCGCAAAGTTGAACGAGTCTCTCAATTACCTCACGGCATCGACATACCGACAGATTCGCGCAGCGGAAGAAATGGGCGACAAAGAAGGTGCAGCCGCTATCGCGCAGCAAGCCTACGCCACCGCGATTGAAGAGCGTGGAAAGCGGATGGTTGCCAGCATGGGCTGGATAGAGAAAGCGGCAATGGCGGCAGCGGGCGGCGCGAAGTCTATGTGGGATGCTCTACTCGACATTGGGCGCGAAGAAGACCCAACCGCGAAGGCAGCTGCGGCGGCTGTTAAATTGCTGGATTTGCGTGTCAAACTGCAAAGCGGCAATTACGGCAGCACCGGAAATGAGCAATACGACCGCGCGGCAATCGAAGCCGAAATTGCAGGCCAAGAAAAATTGGTTTCTGGCATCCAGAAAAAAACCGCAGCAGATAATGCAGCAGCAAAGGCGGCAGCTGAAAGTGCGGATGCCGAAAAGCGAAAAATCGACTGGATAAAAGACGGCGATAAATACCTAACAGATTATCAAAAAACGCAAAAAGAAATTGCACGTATTCGCGCCGATGGATTAGCGGCGGGCGCGGGCGAAAAAGATATTGCCGCACGGGTTGCATCCGCCTCAAAGCCTATGGTGGAAAAGGCGCAACAAGCCGCCAGTGAACGCCTAAAAATAGAGAATGATTATTACAAGCAATTAACCGATGAGGTTAAGTCGGGCGAAAAGTTAATGCAGTCCGCATTATCCGCAGAACGCAGCGCGGGGTTAATTGGAGAGGTTGATTATTTTAA